CAACTCGCCAGCCGCACCATTGCGGCGCGGCTTGCAAGGCTGGGCGTTTCATTCCCTGCCACAAAAGCAACCGAAGGCTGGAATGGCTTTCTCAAAGAGATACGCAACCTTGGAACAAACGTATCCAAGTCTGACGACATTACCCAGACGTTGCAGTACATCGGCAGAACTTTGTATGCGACTGAGGTACTGACCCCTGCGAGCCGCCGCTTACTTAACGGGTACGCTCGTCAGACCGATCAAGACCCTTCCGCCCTCCTTGGCAAAATTTTTGCTGACTTTGCTGATGACCAAGGCACGGGCTCAGACCTTGCAAAGATGCGAGAAACTCTTGGCGGTGATGACATCCCCCGCCTCGATGACCTCGAGCTATCTCTTTCCGAGGACATGATGTCCTCGGCAAGCTACGTTCTCGACGGCGTGGTCGCAAGCAAGGCGGCCCGCCGCCGCTTCCCTGTTCCGTTCGTACGCAGCGCGTTCGACGGCGATGGTGCCAGTGACATGCTTTCCACATCTCACGCGGATGTTTACGACAGCAAAGTCCCGAGCGAGTTTGCGGCTCAGTACGCACGAACAGTCATCGACCGCATGAATGTCGCCCAGCTTGACGCAGTTGACGCCTTCACTGGCAACGGGGCACAGGTTATGTATCGCAGCGTTCGCAACTCAGCATCAAACCTTATTGGTTCTCGCATCGATGACGCACCTGTTGATCATCTGCACCACCGCATAGATCAATTAGTCAGCGGGCTGGACGAGCCGCAAGCATCAGAAGCCGCCGAGTTAATCGACACTCTGTCTGATCTGCGAGGTGCCATGAATAAAGGTGGCGACATAGCCCTGCAAAGGGAGATGGCAAAAGACATTGAGGGCCAGCTTGCCGAGCTTGGCGTGACTGACCTTCTTGATGTTGAGCCAGTGTTTGTGCGGGACAGAAACCCCGTTGCTATTGTGGGCGCAGTAAGCCGCAACTCTGATGGGGTGCAGAAAATTATCTCGGCCCTGCGTCGAGACGCTGCCGAGGGCACAGCCCGCACTAACGTCGAAGCGCGTGTCAAAGGCATTATGGACACCATGTCGGCAACCGAGATGTACTCTCGCCTCGCACTAATAGCGGGCGGCAAACAGCACTTGAACCGCATCCTTCGAGAGCATGGCTTCTCAAGCATTTCGGTCGGCGGCGAGCGAGTAATCCTCAACTCGTCAGACGTACGATCCATTAAGTCCAATATGTTTACGGAAGCCGAGCCTGTTCTTGGTGCCAGCGAGACAACACCTAGCGGTCTTAACCGAGCCGTCATTACTTCCGCGCAAGAAGGCGCACCGTATGCCGACATCGTTGCCAATGCGTCGAGAGTTCTCGAAGCGGGCGGTGTGCCACCTCGCACACTCGATCAAATGATTGCAGCAGCCAACGGGCGTAACATTGGCGAAGATGGCAAAGACATAATCAGAAAGTCTAACGTCTGGAACCCGCTCGCAACCAACAGCGCAATCATGCGTAAGTCTGGGATACGGTGGCTCGCTAATCACTTTGAGCCCGAGGATGGATCGGGCGGTCACTTCGAGCGTACGAACGAGGGGATGGGCAAGTTCCTCATGCCCCTAACGAGAATGCTAAACGAGTTACCTGACAGCAAGAATGTGTTTGGTCGATACTGGCAGAACGGGCCAACACAAATGGCTCAAGCCGCCATGAGCACCGTAGGCTTTGCTCCTAATCGCCGAGCGTCTCAGCCCGCATCGCACATGAATATTGTGAGCGCCCTTCGCAACAGCGCCAAGGCGGGAACTCTCGACCCACAAGAGAAGGCGGTTTACAATCAAATCCGCTCTTACCTCGGCAGCGCAGTTGGGCGTATGCGAGAAGCTGGCATGGTAGTGGGTGACGTGGGCGAAGATTACTTCCCGCAGGTTTGGCGCAAAGACATGATCTTAGCCAATAGAGACGAGTTCGTTCGGCGCATGGCGGCGTATCTCAAGGTGGAGCAAGCATCCACGGGCGGTGCGCCTCACGCGACAGGCCGTGCGGAAGAGATTGCCGAGCGGATTGTTACTAAACTAACAGACGAAGACGGCGTACTCTCCCAGACTTCGGCGCAGCTAAAGGCAGTGGGATCAGACGACCACCTCGATTATCAGCGCATGATCCGCCTGCAAGACTTCAAACGGTTCGCCGACTTTGAAAACCCCGACAGTCTCGCAGGGTATCTCGAGAATGACNTTCTCGTCGCCATGACCAAATACTCGGACAACCTCGAGCACCGCCTCGATATGACCGAAGCATTCGGGGTGGGCGCACACGGGTATCACGACTACACTGCAATCTTGTCTTCGCCAACAGCGGGACGGGCGACCATAGCAACGCTTCTACGCAGTAACAAAATTCTCCGCACTAATTACGCGATCAACGCTGGCAGCGAAGAGGGTCTGTTCAAGAAGAGCTTTGATCACAACGTATTCATGTCACCCTTCAAAGAAGAATACCCTGCGCTTGCTAAAGCTGACGAGCTAATCGCTATGGCAAAAGCTGGTGCGTCTTCTCGCGAGATAGAAGAAAGCATTATGCAGTCTCTCGACGCTGCGCTGACGGGCACAGAAAACGCCCAGATAATGCGGAACAATTTTAAAAAGAGAGCAACAGCAATCGCCAACGCCTTGAACGACACGAAAGGTTTGACGGTTCTCACTTCGGCAGCCAACATCAAACATGCCAACGGCTTTTACAACGCCGCTGTGCGCCGCCCAATCGAGGGATTGCATGGGCTTTATGCGATGGCTGACGCAAGTAAATGGCTGCGAGGGATCAACGCTGTCACCCTTCTGACTTACACCACGCTCACATCGATACCTGACCTTGTACTCCCGCTCGTCCGCACAGGTGACGTGAAGGCGTACACCAAAGCGCTGACGAGCTACATGAGCCAGNGAGAAGGCGGCAAACAGTACAGAGAGATGATCCGCAATATCGGAGCAGCTACGGAGAACGTGGTGCATCAACGGATGACAATGGCTCACGGCGTCGAGAGTACCCAGTTTATGAGTGGCTTCTTTAACTCCACATTGCTAACTCCTTGGACTGACACGATGAGGGACATTGGCGCTGCGGTTAGCTACGAGCACCTCAAGGCGCAATCGCGGATTGCTCGAGAGTACCCCAACTCAAGAGCAGGCCGCATAGCAAAACGCATTCTGAAAGAGGAAGGGCTTGAAGACCTCTATCAAGAGGGCGACATCGATATGATCATGCAGACACGGGGCTCAGAGAGAGAAGACCCGAGGAGCAAAGCCATCTCGTCCTCAGTTATCAAGCTAACGAACAAGATGATCTTCACTCCCAATCCAAACGACATTGTGTTGTGGGGGCAGACGCCACTCGGGGCTATTGTGATGCAGCTAAAGTCCTTCCCGATTATGATGGGCCGCTTGATTGGTGGCACATTCGGTGAGGCGTTTGCTGGTGAGGGCGCAATCAATCGGACAGGGAACTTCGCCAAAGCGTTTGTCGGTGCCTCAGACAACCGCATAGCGCCTCTGGCAGCCCTTCTGACAGCGGCTCCCGCCTTCGGGGCAGGGGCAGTAGCAGTAAAGGACATCGTGCAGGGTAGAGGCGGTGAGGACAACAGGCAACACGCAGTTCGTGACCGCAGATTGAGCAACCACTCAGGAATGTATCAAGGCTTCAAGGACGATGAGTTTATTGATAAGTTCTTCGGGTGGGGTTTCGATGGCTTCGTCGCAGCAATTGGCTTTGGCTTCCTTGGCGACTTGATGTACGAGATAGCATCGCAATCTGACAACGGTGCGTATGGACAGAACAGAGTTTTGGAAGCGTTCGCTGGCCCGACACTCGGGCTCGCCAATGACGCCCTGACAGTAACCCAAGGGGTCAACTCTTTGATTGAGGGTGACGAGGCAAATGGGATACGCCGCGCCGCCGTAAGAGAAACCACTGGTCGTTTCATACCCTTCCTTCCTAACTCTGCGAGAGAAAGCGTAGTCGATAGGATTGCTGGGGTGAAGAACGCAGGGCAAGGCGGCAGCGGAGGTTATGGCGGGGGCTACGGCAGCGGCTACTGATCCTCGTCAGCCCAAGGCGTATCCTTTAGCGTCACAGTCACTCCCTCTTTCGAGCGAGCGTAAACGGAACCAGCTTGGGAGCTTCTAAGCTGGTTCTTCATTTGCCGTATCTTCTCTTGTTTCTTGGCGTCATCATCTTTTGCCATTCTTAGCCCCCTCGATCCGCACCGCTTCCCAACCCACGGCGGCATAGCCGCAGATATCCACATACGTGTCGAACTTTGTGGGTGACGTGACCATCCTCGACAGCTTGACCGCCATCATAATCATGGTGACATGCTCTGGCCCCAGCTTCGCACCCTCGGCGAGTTGAGGCTTGAGAAGTTCGTTGAGCATGTTTGCAATCGACATGAAGTTCTCGTGCGGTTCGCCATACTCATTGTTGCGATCCTTGTTGATTATCAGCGAGGCTTCTTGCAGCGGCATGTCTCGTGACTTAACCATTCTTCCGCTCCCTCAATATCTCACACTCGAGTACGACTTGCTTGCACTTTAGTTCGATCAATCTGTCTCGCTCGTGACGCAGCTTGGTCTCGGCTCGGTGAACGTCATCGGTACTGGGCTCATCCATCCCGTCGAGCCTTTCGTTAATGCTTTCGATGTCAGCTTCTTTGCGTACCACGCGCTGTCTGACATCGGATAGTTGGTCATAGATATCCATGTTACACCTTTGGTTCTGGCGCGAATTGCTCGAACTTATCGCACGGCTCTCTCGCTTCTTTGCCAGATAATTTACAGTTCCATCCGCCGTTCTCGTTCGCAAAGCTATGCGAGCAAAAGTTACAAGCGGGTTTGAGTTTGGTCGGGCTCCAACAGCTATCGGATTTAAAGCAAAACTTGCAGCGCCAATCCTCGGGCTTGTCAGATACGCGAGTAGCTTGCCCGTCGAGCGCAGCTTGTATCTTGACGTACATGCCATCCCATTCTTCCTGATCGAACGCGACCAGTTCCGCATGGTACTTGCTCGTGTTCTTACAGTACGAGATGAAGAACGCTCGCTCGATTTGGAACATAGCCATCATCATAATCATTTGACGATAGTATTTCCGATGGCTTGCTTTGACGCCAACTGACACAAACTTTTTGAAGTTAGCATCGTTCATCGATTTGATCTCGAGAATGGCTGGGCCATCCCCGTCCTCAAAATCAATCAGCCCGTCAGCATGGCACACGACATGACCATTAAGCCACTCGCGCCTATGTTGTCGGCCCGTGAAGTCATCCTTCTCCCACACGCGCACGTCAGCTTTCTTGATCAGGTCTTTAACCACCCAATCTTCAATGCGGTGCCCCGCAAAAAATATGCGCTTTAGTTGCGGGTCAGGCTCTTTGTCAGGGAAGCCACGCAATGACAGGGCCATCTGCGCGATGCAGTCTGTCCCTGCCATGCTTGCCCCAATGTACTGTCGGGCTTCTCCCCGATCTTCTCCCGCGTACCCCGCGTCTATTTGCTCGATTACTTTTTTTGCTATTGGCGAAACAGGGTGCATGGTCGTCTCCTAGAAGGGGATTTCATCGTCTCCGATATCACCAGCCTTCTCGCTCTTGGTGTCCTCGGATACGGTGTAATGATACTTCACTTTGGTCGATGTCTTGCCGTTGTAAACTTCGTCCTTTGCGACGATGCCCACCTTTTTACCCACGAAGAATGAGGGGTGCGGCGTCTTCTTTGCATCATGCCCGAGGCACGTCAGCAAGCTAACGATCTGCTCGAGACCAATGCGTGTCGCGGCCTCACTGCCATCGTGGTACTTGTATATCCACTGGCGGATCACGCCATCATCGTTCTCGTAGCCGAGCACAAGCTGGATTGTTTTTTTCTTCTCGTCCTTCTCGACTTCCGCACTGTTGATGTTAACAACGTGACGACCCGCACCCAAGATGCTTTGACCGCCTCGCACTTCGACGCCTGATAAATCTGCGCCTTCAAATCCCATTTCTGAAAATGACATTACTTCGATACTCCTTGCTGGTGTTTTTTGAATTGCGCTTCGGTCATGTAGACGCGGCGCAATAGTTCGGTGACATCATCGCACTCTTCGAATGCGGCGAGGCGTCTATGCGGGTCACGGGTCTTACCGTGCCATCCGTTGATCTGGTCTGTGACGAGGTAACGCTTCACATCCAGCTTTCCTTTCGCCTCGCTCGTCTTGCGGACGAGGCAGAATACATGATCGTACAGGGCTGGTATTAGCTTCTGCACTTTCTTTTGAACCAACATGGGCCAGTAGTTTGTGACGCCATTGTCATCTTGTTCTTCACTTGCGAGGGCAGTGATCAGTACGTGCATATCAAGGTCACGTACCCACTTGAGGGCGGCAGTAATCTTGCGCTCGTACACGCCCCACTTCTCAAACCCATTCGCGTTATTGGCGAACTCGACCTCGACATCAGCGAAGCAGCGCTGGCTTAATTCTGTGGCGCTATCAATGGCGATCCATTTGTATTCTTGTTTTGCAAACTCGGGCGACATGACATACGCACATAAATCTTTGAACGAATACTCGCCGTCTTTCGTCGGGCGGTCGAACGAACTGAACGGGAGATAGTCGATCTCCATATCGCTGATGCTCGACAGGCCGCTCTCTCCCGAGAGTACGAGACCTTTACCGAAGGCTTTATGGTATTGCCCGATCATCGCGGTCTTACCTGCGCCGTGATGCCCATAGAGCAGTGTCTTGGACGCGCCCGAAACCGAGCCATCGTTTGTTTTTAGCGGGGTGATTTTCATTTAGATACCTTGATGGTTGGGAGCCCCAGTTTAATCGTGAGGGCGGGTGAGAGTTGCTGTCTTGTGTGCTCGTCGGCCTTGTCGAACTTGGCCTTCGAGACGGTGTATCCTGCTGTTACGCAGTCGGGCAGGTTGTCATTTAGTAATAGGTCGGACAGAACTTTTTTGTCCCACTCGTATTTCTCGCCGAGCTTAACCGTGACGCTACCGCCGCCATCTAAATGAATGGGGTATTCGCCGACCTCTTCTGGCAGATCAGCTAAGAGTTGGGCTTTAAGATAGTCCAAACGCATCTTAGTTTCTTCTTGCTGTTCAAGGCATTTCACATAGGCCATCGCCGCTTCTAGTAGGCGATCTGCTTGGGGGTGCTCGGGGGCGAGAGTTAATAGTTGGTCGCCGAATATGATGTCTTTGTCCATCTGAACTCCTGATTAGTGACGGTCTGTTTGCACAACGGGGGTTGTGGTAAAGTTGTCTATACGCTACACAATCAGCACAAGCAAGAGGAAAAATAAAAAATGAAGTTCGACATCGACAAGATGGTCGCTGATCTCGGCGGCGCATCCAACATCGCAAAGGGCATCGGGGCTAATCGTTGCGTCCCGTATGGCTGGATGCGGCGAGCGTCAGTGTCGTCTCTTTACTTATCACAAATCAAAGAGGTGTGGCCTGCCCTAGACCTCAATCAATATTTCATTGGAGACGACTTAAATGACAGCACTCGACGCAGCACTAGAATATCTGGACAAGGGGTGGGCACCTCTGCCCATCAACCCGCAGAGTAAAAGCCCACTTATTACTTGGGGGCATTACGTTGATAACATGACCATGCCCACGACCGCTGAGGTCGAGGGCTGGTGGGCCGAATGGCCTGACGCACAGGTAGCAATCATCACTGGCCCGTTGTCTGGGCTGGTGGTGGTTGACTGCGACACAGACGATGAGGGCAATCTCCCCTCGGTTGATGCAGCCAAGGCGGCGGGGCTGACCCGTACACCCATCGTGGCGCGTACCAAAAATGGGTTCCACTACTATTTTAAGTTCCCCCAAGATGCGGGGTGGATTAAGAACCGCGTGGGAAAAAACGTCACGCGATCTCACGAGTGGCCTGCGGTAGCTGGGTTCGATCTGCGAGGCTCGAAGGGCTACGTCCTAGCTCCCCCATCCACGGGCAAGTCATGGGCCATAATGGATGGCTGTGACTTCGACGATATGCCTATTTACCCGATGCCCACCTTCGACACTCCCACCGCCGACAACGTGATCTCGTTCAACGAGATGAAGTTCGAAGGTATGTCGCTCACCAACGTCAAGCGGCACGTTTCGGTATGGGCATCCACTGCTGAACTGGTCGAGCAAGTCGGCAAGCTACCTAGCGGCGGCGGCAACGCCCGAGACGACAGGTTATGGAAAGCTATCGCCGAACGCGCAGCCGAAGGCTATCGAGGCGGCGATCTGGTGGACGAAGCATACAAGTTTATGGCTGAGTTCTTTGTCGAGTATCTCGATGCCGCCAAGGTTGCTCAGATGTGCAACAGGGTCGAGGACATGGAAGCCAAGAACCATCCTGATCGGTTGAAGGAAGAGGAGCCCGAGGAAGCTGACGAGCCGCGCAAGTTCACCCCGATTACGACCAAGGATATCCCCGAGCTTGAGGCACAGATCGGCAGCGTCGAGTATTACATTGACCCCATCATCCCGACCTCTGGCACGATCATACAAGTGCATGGGTTCAGCGGTCACGGCAAGTCAATGTTCCTGCGTCACATGCTGTACGCGGCGGCGGCTAAACAATCGAGGTTCGGGCCGTTCAATATTATAAAAACTCCCAAGGTTCTCTACCTCGATTTTGAAAATTCGAAGTCGAACGTGGCAAAGTTTTTGGCTCGAAGCAAGCGCAGCTTCGGCGATGCGGGTGACAAGTTTATGATCTGGGCTCCGTTCCACGATCACGAAGATATGAACCTCCGCACCGAGAGCGGTCTCAAATTGTTCTACCAATGGGTCAAAGCAAACAAGCCTGACATCGTTGTGCTCGATACGGTGAGGAGCGCGTGGTCGGGCTTAATGGAGAATAGCGCAGAGGAATGGTCGAACATCAACAGGCTGATGCTCAAGTTGCGTAACGCTGGCCTGACGGTCATCCTCGTACACCACAGCAACAAGCCGTCCGATGGCAGCGTGTCGGGCCGTGAGGCTGGCTCGAGCAACCAGCTTACCGTTCTCGAAACCCAAATCAAGATCACGCAAATCTTTGAGGACAAAGACAGCGCCGACATAAAGGCGGGCCTGTGGGATGGCGACCTGCCCACTACCCCTTTCGCAACCATGTCGTCGCCGCAGCACATTGACGATGCTGAGAACATGGACGTGATGATGGACGTGAGGTTCGGTAAGGTGCGAGAATGGTCAGACACGCACGAGCCTTACTATCATGTGGGCTTCGTCAGCAACCGTGACGACGACACTGTTCGGATTATGTCACAGCGCACACCACAGCAACGGGCGCAGACGTTTGCTCAAGAATGGGAGGACGCCAAGGGCATCACTCGCCCAGCCTTGTCGGACGCAGAGATAGCGTCACGCCTGCACAAACAAATCTCGGTGGTGCGTGAGTGGACGCAGCCGATACGGGCGATGTCACATGCCAGTGCTATTGCGAATGCTCAGTGATGGGGGTGATCTCTCATCGCAGTGCGTAACCTAACCCGAGAGATCATGCGAGGGTCAGCGATTAAACAGGAAGTTGACCCAACCGCGTCCGAGGCTGAACCCCGCAACAACTTTATAACAACCCTAAAATAATAAGCAATTCTTTATTGTTCGGAAGTTGTTACCCTCGGCATCACGCCTACTATCCTCGCCTGCATGAGAGCCCAACTCTGTTGGGAACTCATTTGCCTGCGCCGTCTTCGCTCCTCCGAGGGTAACAAGTTTGTCGAGAAAGTCAACAGGTAGATGTAACATTTAAGAACTTTAGTTGTGTATTAGTTAGCCCTGTGGTACAGACGCCACAAAGAGGTGAGAATGGCTAAACAACGAGAGCTTACGAAGCGCCAGCGCAAGTGGCTGCACAAGCGTCACGGCGACCTAGACTTAACCGTCATAGCGCAAAAGCTGGGCTGCTGCGTGGACACGCTCAAGCGCATTCTCATGCGCGAAGGCTTGCAGTATTTCGCTGGTGCTAAGTACCAATTCAAAATGCCAGAGGAGATGTGGGACAGGCCATGCACTCTGTGCGGTGATCAAAAGAAGCGACCTGTCAACCAGTACCGATGCACCTCATGCCACGAGAAGGAAGCGCTGTCGTCTCGCATTCATTTCGGTGACGAGGAGGAAGGCTACCGAGAACCATCTCTCCCCAAGCCGCCGTTCGACATCAGCAATTTCTTTTCATGGGAGCAAAGCTATGCCTAATCCACAGAAAAACAAAGGTGACAAATACGAAGTCGATCTCGCACACTGGTTCAACGATCACGTCTTCAACGAAGAGCGGGTGCAACGCGCACCTCTCTCGGGCGGGGGCAAGGTCGGGCTACACGCAGGCGGTGCTGACCTACTCGGCACCCCCGAGATATTTGTCGAAGCCAAACGAACCGAGCGGCTCAACGTGCGAGACGCACTCGCGCAAGCGGAGCGCAACATCAGAGACACACGCTCGACAGAATTTCCAGTGGTCATCACTCGCCGCAACCGCGAGGCGTTGGACGACAGCCTATGCGTAATCAGGTTAAAACATATGAAGGTGTTATACGCAGCCCTTCTTCGTGAGCGAGGGCATCTTAAAGGATGACCCATGATAGACCCCATCAGCGCTTTTACGGCTGCCTCGGCGGCCTTTACGCTCACAAAAAAATTGATCGGCGCTGGCCGTGAATTGCACGATGTCACAACAACTCTGTCGAGTTGGTACGAAGCCTGCTCGGATGTAACCAAAGCTGAGAGCCAGCGTAAGAAACCAAAGCTGCACGAGAAGATGGCGCAAGGCTCGGACAGTATCGAGCGAGAAGCACTGCAAATAATTACGCATAAGAAAGCACTGCTCGAACGTGAGAAGGAGATAAAATTTTTATTGAATTATCGCTACGGGCCCAACACGTATAAGGAGATGACCGATCTCCGCAAACAAATTAGAGAAGAGCGAGAGCGAACTGTGTATCGGGCGATGGAAGCGAAGAGAGAGATGCAGCAGAACGCGGTCATCATCGGGCTCGGCACTTTAATTGTGGGCACCATAGGCGGGGGCGTGTACCTCGTCTCGCTTGCGCTATGAGCCTGCTCGCATCCATTGTCCTTGCGGGTTTACTCAGCCCAGAAACGGTGACGTGCCACCTGTGGAAACGNCTNGAGATCAACGANNNNAAGCATTGCATNTATCGTGGGCCNAACCGAACNGTCTANACGCACTTNCCAACACANCATTGGAACGANTGCGTNAAGACGTTNCAATGNCCTTACTCATCAATGAAAGACAAGAAGCCAACAGTCCACGAGATGTTGAAAGGGTTGCGTGAGGGCTTTGGAAATTAGCGGTGCAGCTACGCTGGGGCTTCGCTGCACGAAAGGACGATGATGCCGCAAACACGCGCTAGTGTACTCGTGATTGGGGGCTCGTGTGGAACATCCAGAATTATTGTCATTGGTGATTGCGCTTGTAGGCAGCGCAGGTTTTTGGAGTTTCATATCTATGCGCGAGAAACAAAAGTCGCTCACCCAATCCGCTTACACTGACACTCTCGTTCAGCAGGTCGAGCGCCTTGCCTCCCGCGTGAACAAAATGAACGACGACAAAGAATTACTACTGCGGGAAATCGCAGAGCTACGCGCTGACCTCGGCGAAGCGCAGACAACTATCAAACATTTGGAGGAGATGCTTCGGCATCGTAACAACACATGAGGAAGATCAATCAACTCATCATCCACTGCTCCGCCACTCGCCCAGATTGGTACGAGGGACAGACAGGCAAGGCCCAAGTCGCGGAGATCGACCGCTGGCACAAAGACCGAGGCTTCGACCAGATCGGCTACCACTACTACATCACTCGCACAGGCGAGGTAGTTGACGGCAGGCCCATCGAGATTGCAGGGGCTCACGCGAAAGGTAACAACTCGCACAGTATCGGGGTGTGTGTGGCGGGCGGCTTCGGCTCGGACGCAGAAGATCGAGCGAGCGAGCACTACACCCCCGTCCAACTCGATGCTCTTCACTCGCTCGTGAGAAACCTTCAGTCCCAATACAATATTTCCGAGCCCAACATCATAGGGCACAATCGAGTATCCTCGAAAGCCTGCCCAGGTTTTCGCGTCCAGCGCTGGCTCTCGGGCCGCAAGGTCATCGAGGCTCACGAGGCCAAGCCCGAACGCACCAAGGCCACACAGTCTAAAACGGTCAAAGCATCAGCCGCAACGATGGCTGCCTCGGCTGGCTCACTCGTCAGTGTCGTATCGGGAATGGATCAGATCGCACAGTACATAATAATAGGCACCGCAGCAGTTACCCTACTGCTTGGACTATACATATTACGCGAGCGCGTCCGCTCGTGGGCAGATGGATGGCATTAACCAATGGTAAAGATACAGCTATACGCGCTTATCGCCAGCGCATTTGTCCTCGGACTGCTTGGTATATACAGCGCAGGCATGGCTCGAGGCCAAGACAAAATCAAAAGGAAGATCGACGAAAAGCGGTTGGACAATATCAATATAAAGAACGAGGTCGAAGATGAACTGGACGCGGCTGACGATACCTACCTTGCTCATCGCGCTTCTAGGTGGTTGCGTCGAAAAGATTAGTGGTGATACTTACTGCGACCTTGCTCGACCGCTACTATTCGACGGCAAGGATACTGTTACTTACATGCTCAAGCATGACCGCATTTTGTTTGTGGATATATTAGTTCACAACGAAACCCGCTTGCGGGTGTGTAAAGAGTAATACACAAACTGTTGCGCCGAGGCGAATGATACAATATACACCCCGTATTATCGTTTAAAATAAGGGGCTTTTTGAGTTGCGTAGTACGTCTAAAGAAAAACTTTCCGACACCCTATTGACAACCTTGTGGTCTATGCGCTACTCTGACCAGCAGAAGGTACACCCTTCTATCAACCCGCAGCTACCGTTGCACTCAACTTCAACCGATCAGGATATCAAAATGCAGAACGAAACATTGCGATACGATCTGGCTAGGCTCGAAGCCAAGCTGGATATAATTACCAACCTCCTTTTAACCGGCTCTGACAACCGCCATGCGTCACAGTCTAATGGAACTATGGCGGCCAAACTGAACGCGGCAGAGCTTGCCCTGTTAAGAAGTCTCACCCCCAAGCAACACGCCACAAGCCAAGGCTTGATAATGGGCTGGATGAACAAGACCATCGGCGATGTGATGGGCATCGGCGAGAACACGGTGAAGCTGCACGTCCGAGCAGTATGCAAAAAAATCGGATGCAAGACACGAGGCCAAGCCGCGATGGTGCTTAACGACATCATCGAGAAAGTAAGTGACAAAGACTATCGCCAACTCAGCGGAGGCATCCCCGCCGATTGGGCGCGCAACTACAACTTCGATGCCGACGATCAGTACGCCGCCATCTACAAAAAGAAGGAGGGCACTGTCTGATGTACTCCGTAATACTCGACAAAGAAAACTCAACATACCAATGGACGTGGGTACACAGCAACTTGAATTGCATTTCCCGCCGCATTATCTCGCTCGTTTCGGGCGCATTAGTTTTTCATTCGGATTGGTTTGATGGATACATTGTATTCTCGCCAACTCCCCCGCCCTTCGCAACTCCCCCGCCCTTCGCAACTCTCCGCCCGTCACCCTCAACAACAGGAGATACATAATGGGAATGCTCTCACTCAAACGTCGAGGCACCAGAAACGGCGTGTGGTACGCCNNNGGTTTCTTCGGNCCNCATCGAGTACGACACTCGTTGGCAACGAAGGAACGCGACCTCGCCCTTGACCGCCTCGGCGCTTACGAGGCCGACCTGATCTCAGGTAAGATCGATCTGTCTCAGCCATCGCCAGCCAAGCGCAAGAATAAGTTTAAGAATGTCGCTCGGCGTTACATCTCGTCACCGCGTACTGGCAACAGCCACTCAACCAAGCAATACACGCTGGCTCTTGCCGACCACTTCGGCGACTTTGATATAGACAGCATCGACGAGAACGACATCGAAGAGTACATCGAAGTCCGCCATATGCAGAAGGGCAACTCGAACAATTCAATTCGACGAGCCCTCACGCAACTGCAAAGCATACTG